GTCAAGCATGGTAAATCCATGTTGCTTGACAACCATGAGCACGTTGTTTACACGACTTGCTAATTCATCTCTGTGTGAGATCAAAAAGATATTTCGGTTCATCTCTCTACCCATGGCTTTCAATACTGACATTGAATTTTCAATGCCTACACTATCCATTCCAGAATCTACCAACTCATCAATAAACATCAAGTTCATTGGCTCAGTAAAACTCTCATAGACATCTCTAAAACTCCAGCTTAGTGCTAGAATTAGTCGATTCCGCTCACCGCGACTCAAGTTATCAAAGTCGAAACTCTGACCCAGTTGACTAATATCAACTTCCAAGTCACTCTTAAAAGTAACAGTATGCGGCAATTGTAACTTATCCAAGTAATAACTCAATCTGTGATTCAAATACGCAAGATTCTGTTCAATAATGCGCTTTCGGACAAATGAGTCTTTACTTGTCAACAACTTTAGCAGGAAATCTTGGTGTTCAAGCAGTTTACTTACCCTGTTGATTTCATCCCAGCTAACCTCTGCTAATGCAGTTTGTTTCATTGCTTCAATTTGTTCTTGATAAGGATCTTCTTCAACGGACCTGGTTTCGAGTTGCTTTTTAATGTTCTCTAAATTATTTTTATGGGCCGCGGCATCTTCAACATTTGCGTACTTGGTACGTGGACGCTCACCTAAGTCTCCGATTGTTCTCACAGCCATGTCAGCATGAGCCAACATACCGTGTTCTTCTTTTAGTGTGCTAACAGTGAGCTCAACAGCTTCACGAGAGCTAGCACTCATCTTGTCATGTTGCTCATCATGTACATCCTGTCCGCAACTGGGACAACGATGTTCCAATATGTCAGCAAGACTTTTTTGTGCAACATTGAGAGCATCTTGTAATTTCTTAACATTGCTCTGTCGTGCGGCCAATTCTTTATTGGCTAACTTTAGGCGACTTTCATTTTCCTTGTATGTTACCAAGGCTCGATGAGATTCAAGTTCAGACTCAATGTCTGTGCCTTCCAGCTCAGATATAGCAAGCTCATATGCTTTGATGTCATCAACTTTTTTAGTTGCCCAGATACGGCTTCTGCGTTCTAGATCATCAATGCTGGTTTGTACTCTAACATTGCTTTCTTGTAGAGCCTTGATACGAGCATCTTCATCTCTAATTGATTCCTTGCTAACTTTAATTTGTTCTCTGAGAATCTCAGCCTTCTCACTCAGCTGTGTGATACCCAGCAGTTCTTCAATGATGTCACGTTGCTCACCACTTTTTAAACTCAAGAAGGGCTGTGTGTACGTGTTCAATGCAACAAGGTGTTTGAACATTTCACTGCTCATGCCAACCACACGCTCAATGGCTTCTTGCGTGATACGATTCTCGCCGGCACCTTCATCTGTGTTTGCTTCGTTGACTTCGTGATCATCAACAAAGAAGCGCAATAGATTTGGTTTGCGACCACGTTCAATTGTGTACTTGGCCCCGTTCTTTTCAAACTCAACAGAGACCAACATGTTTTTAGCATTGGTCTTGTTGATCAAGTTTTCTTTGCGGATGTTGGTTAGTGCAGAGCCGTAGATGGCATAGCTGAGTGCATTGACCATGGTAGTCTTGCCTACACCGTTTCTAGCACCATCGCCACCTAGGTCTAGATTGTTGCCTAGTACCAGTGTCATTCCATACTGATCCATTCTTAGTGCTTGGGTAACATTACCCACACTCATGAAGTTTTTGATTGTAAGATTTTTAAACTTGATCAATGTGTAAGTCCTTGATAAATGCCAGTAAGTATTTGTCTATCGATATGTTCAGAGTCAATTGCTTGGATCTGATTAAGCACAATGGCATCCACACTTTCAAACTGAATCTCTCCACCAGTCCATTCTGTTGCATGTTCTTCTTTCTTGCCAGGGATAAGACTCAGTTCACGCATGTTGTATGCTTCTACCCATTGTTCTTTGACATAGCTGGCTTCTTCATAGCTGATGTCCACGTCAATTGTGACACGAGCAAATGTTTGAGAGTCAAACAGTTCAGCATGACGATCAATGGCCTGTGTTAGTGTGAGTGTTTTAAACTTAGGAGCACCAGGCCAGGTTCTAAAGTCTGGCTCTCCGCCATACTCCAGGAACATACAGCCACGTTCATCATCCCAGGCATCAGCGTAGTTGTGTGGGAAGCAATTGCCCATATAAACAATGTTGCCTTTGCGTTGACGCTTGTGAAAGTGACCGCTAAACACCAGTTCTTGATTGGGAAAGTGTCCTGAGTTAAGTCCACCATGGTCTGGCATTTCTACCATGGCATTCATCTTAAAGTGTGGAAGTTCAAAGTGACCAAATACGTAACGGCTCTTTAGCTTTTTCATATCTTCCCACTCGTCGCCAACCAGCCATGGAACAATGGTCATGTCACCAATGGTTGTAATCTCATCAACAAGTGTTACATTAGTAAGATAGTCGCCAAAAGGCAAGCTGTTAATCTCACGCTTTTCTCTATAGGCCAAATCATGGTTACCCATGATAATGTATACTTTTTCAAAGTTATCAGCAAGATACTTGATATTTGAAGTGGTATAGTTCAGTGTGCTTACGTTGATGTTTGAACGATTGTTATGCCAGTCGCCAAGGAAGATGGCTGTTTCAGCACCTTCTCTTTTGGCTTCCTGTGTCATCCACTTGATAAAGTTTTCGCAATCGTCATTGTGGGTACGGCTGTTATTTCGCAAGCCAAAATGGATATCCGTAAAGCATACAGCTTTATTAAAAGGTTTAGTCATCAGTTATTATAGCATTTCTGTTAGCTTATGTCTACATCTTTCGATTTCATCTTTAAGATATAGTTTTTTCTTTTTGATATCATGAGCCTTTACAGTATCATTGCCATGTTGCTGTTCGATCAAGATCAGCTCTTGTTCAAGTTTGGCATGACTATCTTCTAAGTGGCTAATGTGATGTTTTAAACTTTCGGTATGCATATTGAATCTCCTTACTTTTTAAGGAAGGGCTCCAGGTCCGGCGGAGTCCAACCAATTGGTTTTAGCACTTTACCATCTTCACGTTTACGAACCTTGCCAGTATCTTTATCAATCTTGGCAAAGTTTGTACTCATTACTTCTTTCCACGCATCCTCACCGGCAAAGCCAGCGGAATGTATAGCACCAATTGTAACAACTAAAATATCAATCAGCGCATCCAACTGCTCAACTAAATCGTCAGCCGCAACAGCTTCTTTTAATTCTTGATGTTCTTCTTCTATTAGATTCAAGTACATCTTATACTGTGAAATAGCGTATGCATCAACTTTCTGATCACATGCTCGCATAAATTTTTCTTGATCACGGAATGGATTAGTCATTTACTGGCTCACTATCTTCAACTAAAATCTCTTCTAGATTCTCTCCAATGGCATCGGCATCTTTTAATGCATTGAGTCTTTCAACTTCAGCAACGTGTGCCTGTTGGTGTTCCATCTGTCTAGTCCAACTTGGGCTCTGACCTGATTCTTGTAACATGTCGTCGCGAATGTCACGTTGACGTTTTTCTACGTTAAGCACACGGGTAAAACTGTTGGTCACTGCGGCAGTATAATAAGCAAATGGATTTTGACTTTTGCCTTCATCAAACTGTAGCGCAATTTGCGTCAGCTGGATCAGTGCCTGCCCACGCATTTCGTCTACGTAGCTGTAGCCACGCCAGTTGCTTCGTAAACTATAACGCTCGCATAACTTCAAGAACATGGCACCAAGGCGGTTTGTAATCTGTCCACGGTCTACATCAAATTCCACAGTAACTAAATCACCCTTCCAGTGGCTACGAAGAACCTCTCGCCAAGTGCCATCTTCATTTTGAACAAAGTGTTTAAACGGTGGAAAGTTTACTTTGCTACGATGGTCAGCCAGGCTTTTTGGATTATTCTTACGACCTGGCTCCAACGGGATATGGTCCCATGTCATGAGTCGAACAACCAAGTCAGTAACAGGAATCTTTTTCAAGTTAACCTCAAACTCATCTGCCTTGGGCTTTGTACTTGCTTTGCCGCCTGCGGCTTCCCATTCTGCAAGAGCCTTTTGGTGTGCCTGATGTTGTAATCGAGCGCCACGTGCTTCTTTTGCTATATTAATAGCACCTTCGGGACACGCTTTAGTTTTGCGGTTATGAAAGCTTTTTAGTTCCGAAGTAATATAATCGTATTGTTGGAATTCTGGGCTCTCATGCCAGCAGTAAGTCATTTTACTGCGATGTATCTCTGCCAGGATATCTTTGTTTTTAAGATATACGGTTTTTGTTTTTTCTTCTGTCATGTCATTAACTCCTTCCGTTTAGTATAGCATATTGTTTTACCATTGTCAATGGTAAAGTGGGTACTTAATTGAATCGGTAAATACACTTGGAGAATTATCAATGAAGATCACTGACCTTAAACCTCGAGTAGTTGCTGTATATGCAGGCCGCTTCCACCCGTTCCATCATGGACACGCTGGTGTGTTTCAAGAACTGGCCTCCAAGTTTGGCATCAACAATACTTACGTCACCACCAGCGGCAAGGTAGAACCGGAAAGTAGTCCCTTTACATTTCAAGAAAAAGAAATTATGATGCAGGCCGCAGGTGTTCCTGCTGGGCATGTAATTGAAGAAACAGTTCCGTATTCACCTAATAATCTCCCAGGCAGGCTGGGTCTTGACCCAAGTAGAGATGTCCTGGTATTTGGTGTAGGTCAAAAGGATATGTCAACAGATCCTAGATTTGCCTTTGCACCACTCAAGGATGGAACCCCAAGTTATTTTCAACGTTGGACAGGTAAAAATTTAATGTCATTTGACAATGGCAAATCTGCAGATGGACAACGTGCTGGACATGGATACATTTACCCAGTGGCCGATGTTCAATTTAAAATTGCAGGCAGTACTATCAACAGCGCAAGTCAGATTAGAAACATATACAGTTCAGCAACAGATGCTGGACGCTTGAGTATTTTGCAAGAACTATATCCAGATGCCAGCAATAGTATTCTCAACAGAATTAAAAAAATCTTCGATAAGAAGTTAGGATAACATAATGGCAAATATTGCAGATCCAGTTACAATTACATTTAAAGCATTTGATGGTGCCACTGGCGGCGATGGCCGCAAGACTGCTTCACAAGATCCAAGGTCAACAACTAAGAGAGATTTCTCAATTTTAAGCTGGCCAAGTACTCCTAAGATTAGTCAAACAATTGAAGTAAACTACAGCACTTGGGAATTACAACACACTAACTATCAGCCTAGTGCGTTTGGTAACAGAAGTACTCCAGTAGTAACAATTTCAGGTCAGTGGTTTAGTAGAGATGAAGATGAAGCTAAACGCACACTAAATGCTATTCACCTTCTAAGAAGTGCAACTAGTATGTACTATGGTAGAGGTGATAGCAAAAAAGGCACGCCACCACCCATTGGAAGATTAAACGCATTTGGTTTATACAACAATACTCCTGTTGTTGTGAAAACATTCCAGTATGATTTCCCCAACGATGTAGATTACATTTCAACTGACATGTTCAATGGTAAACAAGCTGTTCCTGTTTTATTTGAAATGAGTGTATCGTTAATTATTCAAGTCAACATTATTGAAGCAGTCAAAGAATACACACTGAACAAATTTGTCAACGGCGACTTGCTTGGAAAGGGCTATGTATGACAACAGGCAATAATCAATACTCAGAAACTGAGATTACAGATTTTTATTTGGATCTTGCCAAGTTTCCAACAGCAACCGAGTTACTTGATGGTAGAGTACCACAATACATAGTTGTAGAGCCAAGGTATGAATACAGAATGGATCTGTTAAGTTATAATCTATATGGTAACAGCAAGTATTGGTGGGTAATCGCTTTGTTAAACAGAAACCAAATCCAAGATCCAATCAGAGATTTAAGAGCAGGTATGCAAATTAGAGTTCTTGCGCCAGGTGACATCAAAAGGATAGTATAATATGGCCATGGTAAAACCAAATCATTTGGATGACGTTGGAGTTCCAGATGTTGTTTATAATCCTTTATCAAATTATCGCAACGTAACGTACAATACTAGACTGACAATGATGCCATTGTCAGAATCTATGGCTAGTCGTCCTGCACGTTCTTACAGTTATAAGAATGGTATTATCATGTGGGAGACAGGTGGTACAGGTACCACCTATTTAGAAGAACTAACAATGGAAACAGTTGGTACAGGTAACAAGACTGGCAACTATGCAATGCAACAACATCACTTGTTTAGTGGAAAACTTGTTGAACCATTGGGTGGAAGATTTATTGAATCACTTTCACTGGCCGCAATGTCATCGGGATACAACAACAACGATGGTGCAGTTTATCTCTTGGAGATTATGTTCAAGGGATACGATACTGACAGTGATATGCCAGTTGATTGTGTAGGTTGGGATGGCGAGCCCATGCACTTTTGTTACTATGTTCGTATCAAGACTTTAAAAATGAAGTTGGATTACAAAGGCAGTGTATACGACTTTGAAATGTACCCAGACATTGGCGCCGTTGGCCACAGCGATCACATGAATCTGGAACAAGGATTTAGGATGGAAGGGCATCCTGCTACCATTGGCGATTTCTGCAAGCAATTGGAAAAGGCATTGAACAAGCGGGAAGATGAAAAAGTTTCTGCAGGTCTTAGATCTATCCCTCACAAGTACACAGTCACAGCACACAAAGACATAGCTGGCTTAAAATATGAATACAGCTTTTTCAGTGACGTAACACACCTGTGGGGTATGCGTAAAGGCGAACTGCAAGTGCAAGCAGGTACAACTATCCATACGTTCATGGGCAGTAGTTTGCCCAACAGTCAAGACGTATTAAAGTTTTTACATCGCGTAAATGATGGCAAAAAAGAATACAACAACCCTGACACTAAAAAAGGCACAATAAACAAACCTGCAAGACACTTTAGTGTGATATGCGGCGCCAAGAGTCTTGGCAAATTTGACAAAAAATTAGGCGGCTATGCTGAAGACATTCATTTCTTCTTGACAACAAAGGAAGATGCCAAAACAGTTATTAGCCCGCAAGAATACGAAGATGCAACTTCGCAAGGACAACGCGACGGTCGCATCAATTATTGGATCAGCAAAGGTCTACTAAGAAAAGTATACAAGTGGATTTACACAGGTGAGAATACAGAAGTTATCAACTGTGACATTAAATTAGATTATCTATGGAGACAGGTTCGTCCAATGTGGATTGATGAAGATGGCAAGCCAATTGGCGCAACTTCGTCTGCAAGAACTACACATGAGCCACCGGATGGTCGTGCAACTGGCCAAACAGGCAAAGGGCAAGGACCCAGGGGCAATCAGGGCGCTGGTGGATCTGGTGGAGGAGGCGGCAGCTTTTCAAATGGACCAGGCGGCACGTATGCAGAAGATTTACCATATAGAAGCAGTGCTCCAACATCTAATTATTACTCACACATGCCACGCTATTATCATATGAATACAACAGTCAATGCTGATTCGCAACAAGGCGCATTGAGTCCAGACAATGCCATGGAGTTTAGTATCTATAAACAGTTGGGCAACAGTCTAGGTGGCGGCGAAGCTGACATGAATACAATTAGCATGGAAGTGGTCGGTGATCCATACTGGTTAATGCAAATTCCAGGTGCGCCACCATGGGAAGAAGATGTATGGGAATACGAAGCAGGCCTAACAGAAGAAACATTGGCTGCAAAACGTAAAAAAATGTCTAGCCATAACTGGTTACCTTTCATTTATTTTGAAGCAGTGGTACCAGCGGCTGATTGGGCAGGCGACGATACAATGAACATTAGACACAGCGATACAATCTCTGGAGTATACTCAGCAAAGAAAGTTGTCAATAAGTTCATCAAGGGCAAGTTTACAACAACATTAGATTGTTTTAGAGACAATTTGGGTAATCCGTATGGCGGCAAAAAGTCACAGTCTAGTAGTTTTACTCCAGCCAGCTCTGGTGCGGCATCGGGCAAAGGTCCACAGAATGCAGGCATGAACAGCGGAGGTACAAAATGAAATCAAATTCACAAGGTGGCCGCCCAGACCACATGAAAGCCGGCAGTGGCGGCTCAAATAAACAGCAAGGCATATTTCTTGGCAAGATAAAAGACAACACAGATCCTGAAGGCCTGGGCCGTGTTAGAGTATGGATTGCTCAACTGGGCTCTGCCACAGAAGGTGACGAATCAAGTTGGTATACAATGCGTTATTGCTCACCATTTGCTGGAGCGCAGTCACAAAAGAAAGAATCAAGATCTACATCTGCAACATCATTGCCTGAAACTAACCAAAGTTATGGTATGTGGATGGTGCCGCCTGACAAAGACATTTATGTTATTTGTGGGTTTATCAATGGTGAAATACATCAAGGCATATGGTGGGCATGTTTACCGCATGATGGGCACACCCACTCATTACCAGGTGTAGCATCAGGCGCAACACACCAAGGCGAAATTAAAGTTGTTAGTGAACGCAACAGATACAACTCAGCTGATCCGCAAAAGCAACATAGACCAAAACACTTCCAGCAGGAAAATCTTGCCAGACAAGGTATTGAAAAAGATCTAAGACGTGGGCATACCAATGCCGGGCCTTTTAGAGCCAAAGACAAGCATCCAGGTAATGCATACGGTCTTGTTAGTCCTGCACAGCATAGTTTGTTACTAGATGATGGTGAAAACGGCAAAGGCGGCCAAATTAGATTACGTACACGTTCTGGCAATCAAATTATCATGAACAATGATGAAGGTTTTATCTATATGATAAATGCCGCTGGCTCGTCGTGGTTTCAAATGGACCAAGCAGGCAATGTAGACTTTTATTGTGCAGGAGACTTTAGCGTACACACAGAAGGAAGTGTAAACTTTCGCGCCGACAACAACATTAACTTTGAAGCAGATGGCGGCTTTAATTTGAAAACTGGTGGTGACAGCAGAATGGAAGCCACTGATGGTAAAATTCAAATCACAGGTAATCAAGCAGTTAACATCACGTCAGAACAAAATTTAAATTTCTTTGCAGATAGCCAGTTTAAAATGACTGCTCAACGTATTGACTTAAACGGTCCTCCTGCAGAACGTGCTGACTGTCCAGGTACAAATACATTAGCAACAAATGCAACCATTAGTAAAAGCGTATCAGGTCGTGTACCTGAACCTGAACCCTATGGTGGGCACAGCGCATTAAACGGAGGCGAATCAATTACAGTACCCACAGGTGTAGTTGACGAAGGCCTTGGTAATCATAAAATCACTCCAGCCGACATTGAGCCACCTGGTGGTGGTGGTGGTGGTGGAGGTGGTGGAGGTGGTGG